ACTCTTGCGAGTGATAGTAGATATGGTATACTTTCTAAAACAGGTGCGGATGCTAAAAAAATGTTTACAGACAAAGTGGTACCTATTAGCATTAATTATCCTTTTTTCTTTAAACCTATTCAAGATGGTATGGATCGTCCTAAAACTGAGTTAGCTTATAGAGTACCTGCTAGCAAGTTTACTAGAAAAAAGATAACTACAAACGAACAAGTAGAACAACTAGAAGGCTTAGACACAACTATTGATTGGAAAAATACTGGTGATAACAGTTATGATGGTGAAAAGCTAAATTTACTAGTACACGATGAAAGTGGTAAATGGGAAAGACCCGATAATATATTAAATAACTGGCGAGTAACTAAAACATGCTTACGACTAGGTAGTAGAATTATAGGTAAATGCATGATGGGCTCGACTTCAAACTCATTAGATAAAGGTGGAGAAAACTTTAAAAAATTATACGGAGCGTCAGATGTCACAAGAAGAAATAGAAATGGTCAAACAAAGTCTGGCTTATACTCTCTTTTTATCCCAATGGAATGGAACTACGAAGGATTTATTGACGAGTATGGAGTTCCAGTCTTTAATACTCCTGACGTCGATGTCTTCGCACCAGACGGTGAATTAATAGATGTAGGCGTAGTAGATAATTGGCAAAACGAAGCTGATGGTTTAAAAGATGATCAAGACGCTTTAAACGAGTTTTATCGTCAGTTTCCGAGAACTGAAGAACACGCGTTTAGAGATGAAACAAAAAACAGTATATTTAATTTAGTAAAAATATACGAGCAAATAGATTATAACGAAGAGATGTCTTCTTCTATTGGTATTACAACGGGTAACTTTCAATGGGTTAACGGTATTAAAGACTCACAAGTAATTTTTTATCCAGATCCTAAAGGTAGATTTAAAGTTAGTTGGGTACCAAAACAAGAATTACAAAACAGGGTTATATTAAAAAATGGCGTGAAATATCCTGGTAATGAACATATGGGAGCCTTTGGCTGTGACTCGTATGATATATCAGGAACCGTAGATGGTGAAGGATCTAAAGGAGCTTTACACGGTTTAACTAGGTTTAGTATGGAGGACGCTCCAGCTAACAGTTTCTTTTTAGAGTACTTATCAAGACCACCTACGGCTGAAATATTTTTTGAAGATGTATTAATGGCTTTAGTGTTTTATGGTATGCCGTTACTAGCGGAAAATAATAAACCTAGACTATTGTACTATTTAAGACGTAGAGGTTATAGAGGATTTAGTATGAACAGGCCAGATAAAGTTTGGAATAAATTATCTGTAGCAGAAAAAGAAGTTGGTGGTATACCTAACTCTAGTGAAGACATAAAACAGGCGCATGCTGCCGCAATTGAGATGTACATACAAGATCATGTAGGCATGAAGCAAGATGGTAGTTTTGGAGATTTATATTTTAACTCTTTGTTAAATGATTGGGCTAAATTTGATATAAACAAAAGAACAAAGTTTGATGCTACTATAAGTAGTGGTTTAGCCATTATGGCTAACAACAGGCATTTATATAGGCCAAATCCAAAAGTTGAAAAACCTAAATTAAACATAAATATTTCCAGATATGACAATACTGGTACTAATTCACAAATAATAAAATAAATATGGCATATTCTAGTAACAGTTATTTTCCTAGCCAAACAGTAAGCGATGCTGAAAAGCTAAGCTATGATTATGGTTTAAAAGTAGCTAAAGCTATAGAAACAGAGTGGTTCAACGACGATAGAAATAATAATAGATATAGAAATAATTACAATAATTTTCATAATCTAAGATTATACGCTAGAGGTGAACAATCAATACAAAAGTATAAGGATGAATTATCTATAAACGGTGATTTGTCCTATTTAAATTTAGACTGGACGCCTGTACCTATAATATCAAAGTTTGTAGATATTGTTGTTAATGGTATAGCTGAAAGAACATATGATATAAAAGCTTTTTCTCAATCTCAAAATGGTATTGAAAAAAGAACAGAGTACATGCAATCTATATTAAACGATATGAGATTTCAAGAGTTTGATAATTTTGCTGCTCAAAATTTTGGTATAAACACTAAAGAAAGCGAACAAAAAGAATTACCAGAAACACCAGAAGAATTACAATTACACATGCAGCTTAATTATAAGCAAGCTGTAGAGTTGGCTGAAGAACAAGCTTTGACAGTTCTAATGGAAGGTAATAATTATGAGTTGATAAAAAAACAATTTTATTATGATTTAACAGTACTTGGTATAGGCGCCGTAAAAACTAATTTTAATACCTCAGAAGGTGCTACTATAGATTATGTTGATCCAGCTGATTTAGTTTACTCTTATACAGATTCTCCTTATTTTGATGATATATATTATGTTGGAGAAGTTAAATCAATACCAGTTAACGAACTTGCAAAAGAGTTTCCACATTTAACTGAAAGTGATTTAGAAGATATAATGAAAAACAAATCATATCAAAGAAACAGCAATAGAAGTAGATATAACTCAGATAAAGAAGATCACAACAAAATACAAGTTTTATATTTTAATTATAAAACGTATATGAATGAAGTTTATAAAATAAAAGAAACTGGTACTGGTGCTAACAAAATAATACCTAAAGACGATAGCTTTAATCCTCCTGAAAATAAAGAAGGTGGTTATTCAAGATTATTAAGATCAATAGAAACGCTTTATGAAGGTGCTTTAGTTTTAGGTACAGATAAATTACTTAGATGGCAAATGGCTAGTAATATGTTAAGACCTAAAAGTGATTATACTAAAGTTAAAATGAATTATGCTATTGTAGCGCCGCGTATGTATGACGGTAGGATAGAGTCTTTAGTTAAGCGTATTACTGGTTTTGCCGATATGATACAATTGACACATTTAAAGTTACAACAAGTAATGGCAAGAATGGTTCCAGATGGTGTTTACTTAGACGCTGACGGTATAGCTGAAATAGATTTAGGCAATGGTACTAATTATAACCCACAAGAAGCTTTGAATATGTTTTTTCAAACAGGTAGTGTTATAGGTAGATCATTTACTTCTGAAGGTGATATGAACCCTGGTAAAGTACCAATACAAGAAATAACATCAGGATCTGGTGGTAATAAAATGCAAGCTCTTATTGGTAATTATAATTATTACTTACAAATGATACGTGATGTAACTGGTCTTAATGAAGCTAGAGACGGTAGTATGCCAGATAAAAACGCTTTAGTAGGTGTACAAAAACTAGCAGCTGCTAATAGTAATACAGCAACAAGACATATATTGCAAGCTGGTTTATTTTTAACGGCTGAAGTAGCAGAGTGTTTATCACTTAGAATATCTGATATATTAGAGTATTCTCCAACAGCAGATGCTTTTATACAAGCCATAGGTGCTCATAACGTAGCTACTTTAGAAGAAATGAAAGAATTACATCTTTATGATTTTGGTATATTTATAAATCTTCAACCAGATGAAGAAGAAAAAGCTATGTTAGAAAATAATATTCAAATGGCATTACAACAAAAAAATATAGAGCTTGAAGATGCTATTGATCTAAGAGAAGTTAAAAATATAAAGCTAGCTAATCAATTATTAAAAATTAGAAGAAAAAGAAAACAAGACAAAGATAGGCAAATACAATTAGAAAACATACAAGCTCAAACTCAGTCTAATACTCAAGCGGCTCAAGCTGCTGCACAAATAGAAATGCAAAAAGACCAAGCTTTAACTTCTAGCAAAATAGAGCTAGAAAATATGAAGGCGCAATTAGACTCTCAAAAAATGATACAAGAAGTTCAACACAAAAAAGAATTAATGCAACTTGAGTTTCAAATGAATATGCAACTTAAAGGTGCTGAGGTTGAAGGTATGAAGGAAAGAGAAAAAGAAAAAGAAGATCGTAAAGACGAAAGAACAAAAATTCAAGCAACTCAACAAAGCGAGATGATTGAGCAAAGAAATAGTGGAAAACCACCTAAAAACTTTGAGTCTTCAAGTAATGATATATTAGGAGGCGGATTTGATTTAGGCGCGTTTGATCCTAGATAAAAATTATTAATTATTATTATATTATATTATGGAAGAAAAAAATGAAAACGTAGTTGAAGAAACTACACAAGACAACGTTACTAAAGTTAAAGTTGAAGAACCAAAACAAGAAGATAACGTTACAAAAGTAAATTTAGATAAACCACCAAAACCAAAAGAAAATGAAGTTAAAGAAGACAACGTTAACGATAGCGGAGTGGCTACAGAGTCTGAAAATGCCGAGCCCGTACAAGAACAAAAAGAAGTACAACCGGAAGCAGAAACACAAGAAACTCCAACGTTAGAAGAAATAACTGAAGATTCAACTGAAGAAGAAGTTGTTGAAGCAGAAGAAAAAGTTGAAGAAGCTATTGCAGAAGCTGAAGCTACTGGAAAACCATTACCAGAAAATATACAAAAGTTGGTAGACTTTATGGAAGAAACTGGTGGTGATATAAATGATTATGTTCGTTTAAACCAAGATTATAGTAAGTTTGATGATATGTCTTTATTAAGAGAATATTATAAACAAACTAAGTCTCATTTAAACGATGATGAAATAAGCTTTCTTATGGAAGATCAATTTTCTTATGATGAAGAAGTTGATGAAGAAAGAGATATACGAAGAAAAAAATTAGCGTTAAAAGAGCAAGTTGCCAGCGCTAAAAGCCACTTGGACGGGCAAAAGTCCAAATACTATGAAGAAATCAAAGCTGGTTCAAAGCTTACGCCTGAACAACAAAAAGCTTGGGATTTTTTTAATAGATATAACAAAGAGTCAGAAGTAACTCAAAAAACAGCAAAAAAGAACTCTGATATTTTTACGCAAAAAACTAATCAAGTTTTTAACGACAAGTTCAAAGGTTTTGAATATAACGTCGGTGATAAAAAATATAGATTTAACGTAAGTAACGCTGAAGAGGTTAAAAATACTCAAAGTGATATAAATAATTTTACCAAAAAGTTTTTGGATAAAAATTCTACATTATCAGATGCTAAAGGGTATCACAAATCTCTATTTACAGCTATGAACGCAGATGCTGTTGCAAAACACTTTTATGAACAAGGAAAAGCCGACGCTATGAAAGATAGTGTTGCTAAAGCTAAAAATGTTAATATGAACCCAAGACAAAGTCATGGGCAGATAGAAGCAGGTGGAATAAAGGTAAAAGTTTTAGGTGATAATTCTTCTGATTTTAAGTTTAAAATTAAAAATAACAAATAACAATTTAAAATTACAAAATTATGGCAATTACAGGAGGAGATAATTTGAATAGTGTACCATCGCCAACTAAGGCAACGCTAGAAACAAATTATTTAGATTTGGCTAACAGCTCAAATGCTGGTTGGTCACAACAATATGTACCAGATCTAATGGAGAAAGAAGCTGAAGTTTTCGGACCGAGAACTATTTCAGGTTTCTTATCACAAGTTGGAGCTGAAGAGGCTATGACAGCTGATCAAGTTGTATGGTCTGAGCAAGGTAGATTACATCTATCATACAAAGGTCACGTCGTTAATGCAACTCAACAAGTTGGGAACAGTAACGAAGAAGGTGGTACTTTTGAGATTGATACAGATATTGATGGTAACGCTGTCGGTACTTCTTCTATCGATCACGGTGTTAGAGTTAATGATATGGTTTTAGTAGCTGATGCAAGCGCAACTGCACAAGGTATTGTAACAAATGTTTCTAACGACCAAATTTCTATAGCTCTTTACAATGCTGGAAATTCAACTGCTACATTTGCAAACGCAGGTTTAGCTGCTGATACTGGTGATACAGCTACTATATTAGTTTATGGTTCTGAATTTAAGAAAGGTGATAACTATCAAGGTCAAACTAGCCGTCAAGCTAATGAGCCACAGTTTAAATCTTTCCAAAACAAGCCAATTATCATGAAAGATTACTACGAAGTATCAGGATCTGACGCTTCTAAAATTGGTTGGGTTGAAATTTCTACTGAGTCTGGACAAAGTGGTTACTTATGGTACTTAAAAGCTGAGTCTGACACTAGAGCTCGTTTTACTGACTACATTGAAATGGCAATGCTTGAGTCTATTAAAACTACAGCTGCTAACTCTAAAGTAGACGCATACTTAGGAACTGATGGTACTACTTTAACTGGTACTGAAGGTTTATTTGCTGCTATTGAAGACAGAGGTAACGTAACTACTGGTGTAACTGGTGTTAACCCTGCTACTGATTTAGCTGAGTTTGATGCAATACTTGCTGAGTTTGATAAGCAAGGAGCTATCGAAGAATACATGATGTTTGTTAACAGATCAACTAGCTTAGCTATTGATGACATGTTAGCTTCTATGAACTCTTATGGAGCTGGTGGTACTTCTTACGGAGTATTTAACAACTCTGAAGATATGGCGCTTAATTTAGGTTTCTCTGGATTTAGAAGAGGTTCTTATGACTTCTACAAATCTGATTTTAGATACTTAAATGACAAAGCTACTAGAGGTGGTATCAACGATAGAGATACTGTTAATGCAATTAGAGGGGTTATGATTCCTGCTGGTACTTCTTCAGTTTATGATCAAACTGTTGGACAAAGCATGAGACGTCCTTTCTTACACGTAAGATATAGAGCTTCACAAACTGATGATCGAAGAATGAAAACTTGGGTTACTGGTTCTGTTGGTGCTGCTACGTCTGCATTAGATGCAATGCAATTACACTTCTTAACTGAAAGATGTTTAATTACTCAAGGTGCTAACAACTTCATGTTAATGAAATAAGCACTTATTATTTTAAGGATCGAGGCCTCGGCCTCGACCCTTTCTTTTTATTAATTTTATTATATATTATATTATGGCAAAAAAACAAGAAAAGGTAGAGGTACCTGTTGTTGAAACACCAGTTGTTAAAACGCTAAAACCTAAAAAAGTTGAATCTAAAAAACCACAGTGGGAATTAAAAGATAGAGTTTATTATTTAAAAGGAAATAAAAAGCCTTTGTCTTATATGTTAAAATCCGCTGGTGTATATTGGTTTGACAAAGAAAAACAATTTGAAAGAGAATTAAAATACTGTGAAAATCAAAGAACTTCATTTGTAGACGAAATGGTTGGCGATCAAAGATTATCGCATATTATATTTAGAAATGGAGCTTTGTTTGTTCCTCAAAACAAAACGGTATTACAAAAATTACTTAGCTTATATCATCCGCATAAAGACAAAGTATATTATGAGTGGCAACCAGAAGTTAACGCTGCTGATGAAATAGAGACACTAGAAATGGAAGCAGATGCTATATTAATGGCTAGAGAAATAGATATTGATTTAGCAGAAGCTATTATGCGTGTAGAAAAAGGTTCTGAGGTATCTAAGATGAGTTCTAAGGAACTTAAAAGAGATTTGTTAGTATTTGCGCGTAGTAATCCTGCTTTATTTTTAGAATTAGCTTCTGACGATAATGTTACCCTTAGGAATTTTGGTATCAAAGCAACTGAACTTGGAATTATTACGTTGTCTTCTGATCAAAGAAACTTTTTGTGGGGGTCTAACAATAGAGTAATAATGACAGTACCATTTGATGAGCATCCATACACTGCTTTAGCGCATTGGTTTAAAACTGATGAAGGTATGGAAATATATGCAAATATAGAAAAAAGATTAAATAATTAATCAAACTGTAGTGGTAGTCGCCCTACGGGGCGATTACAAACTACAAACTTAAATTATATGGAAAAAAATAAATCTAAAGGTTTAGGCGATACAATAGAAAAAATCACAAAAGCAACAGGTATAAAAAAAGTTGTAGATAAAGTTAGTGAAATAACAGGAAAAGATTGTGGTTGTGATGAAAGAAAAGAAACCTTAAACAAATTATTTCCTTATAATTATAATCAATAAAATATGATATTAATAGACAAAGTATATCAAAGAGTTCAAGCTTTAGCAAATAAAGAACAAAGAGGTTATATAACTCCTAAAGATTTTAATCTTTTTGCTGAGCAAGCTCAATTAGAAATAATAGATCAATATTATTATGATTTAAACCTATTTAATAGAAGACCTGGTAATAGCGAAGAATACTCAGATATAATAGAATTAATTGAAGAAAAAATAGGTTATTTAACAAAAACAGCAACACTAGATTCTTCAGGTAATCTTCCCTCAGATTTTTATAGATTAGGTAGTGTTATTACAGGAAGTGGAGGTATTGCTCAAAAAGTTTCTATAAAAGAATATAGTCAAATTGAAAACTTATTACACATGCAACCAGGCGATCGAAGTCCTGTTTACTACTGGTCTTCAAATAAACTTGTAGTCAAACCAGACACAAGTAGTGCTAAAATATCTTATATAAAAAAACCTGATCAACCAATATGGGGTTATGTTGTTATTAATAAAAAACCGCTACATAATCCAAACGCAAACAAAACGGTTAATTTTTCATTACACAAATCAGAAGAACCTGAATTAGTTTATAGAATTTTAACTATGGCAGGCATATCTATACAAAAGCCACAGTTAACACAAATAGCCGCAACTACACAATTATCTACTAACCAACAAGAAAAACAATAAATAAATGGCATACGGACAAGGTGAAGGTAAGTATAATTACTATAAAGATTTTGATGGTATAAGTTCTAACGATGATTACGCATACGGAAGTAGTCAGTTTGTTTCACTAGAAGACATAATAGATTATTTTATGGTTGCTTATGTTGGTGAAGACAAAATAATAAAAAGAATAAAAAAGCATGAAGTTAATTTTCATGCTAAAAGAAATTTAGCAGAACTTAGTTTTGATACTTTTAAATCTTTTCATGCACAAGAAATGGTTTTAGGAGCTTCATTATCTATGCCACTACCTCATGATTATGTTAACTATACTAAAATTGCTTGGTCTGATGACTCTGGAATAGAACATATTATATATCCAACAAACAAAACGTCTAATCCACTTTCTATACTTCAAGACGCTGATGGTGGTTATGGTATAAAAGAAAAAGTAAGCTATACAGCGGGTTCTACAACCGCAACGATAAGTAGTATTAATAAAAATATAAAAAATGGCATGAATTACAGCAGTGGATTTGCTAGTGGTATAATAAGCAATGTATTATATACTTCAACGTCTACTGTTTTAACTTTAGCTTCGGCAGCTGTTAAAACAGGAGAAAACACAACTAGGTTTTATAATAATGATTTTTTATATAAGCAGTATAATGATCCTGTAGTGTTAACAGATGTAACTATACCAGCACTCTCAAACACTATAACTGTTAGTGGTTCGTCAGGTGTAAAAGTTGGTATGTTAGCTTACAATGATAATTTATATGAAATGAAAGTTGTCAGTGTAGACGGAACAAGTATAACTTTAGCTAGCACTTCTTCTAACACGTCTGAGCAAACATCTCAAACAGTAACTTTTATTGAAAAAAATATAGATAGTTCAACTTGGTCTAAGTATAAGTCAAACATACCTTCTGAAAACAATATTAATGACTATCAAGATTATGAAAATAATGTTTACTGGCCAAATGAAGGTGAAAGATATGGATTAGATCCACAGCACGCTCAAGTTAATGGCTCATTTTATATAGATGATGTATCAGGTAAAATACATTTTAGCTCTAATTTATCTGGAAAAACTATTGTGTTAAAATATTTAAGTTCACAAGGTTATGGTGATTTAAGAGTACACAAGTTTGCTGAAGAAGCGATATATAAAGCTATAATTTGCGATGTAATGTCGTCTAGGGCTAACGTGCCAGAGTACGCAATAAGAAGATATAAAAAAGAAAAATTTTCAAGTAGAAGAAATGCAAAATTAAGATTATCAAATATTAAACTAGAAGAACTAATACAAGTTTTAAGAGGTAAATCTAAACAAATTAAACATTAATTAAATGCCAGAGATTAAGCATAATTTTACCGGTGGTAAAATGAACAAAGATCTTGATGAAAGAATTGTTCCCAATGGAGAATATAGACATGCTATGAATATTCAAATTGGTACTACTGACGATAGCGATATAGGTGTTGCTCAAAACATTTTAGGAAATAAAATGATTAATATAGGTAACACTAATTGGGAAACACTAAAAGCCACGACAATAGGAAGTATATCTAATCCTAGTAATAATTCTTTTTATTGGTTTAATAAATTTGCTTCTTGGGTTGAAACTTACGAATCACAAAATGCTACTTTTGATTATCAAATAGTAGAACCTCAATTTATAATAGGTAGTTTAGGCCAAGGTTCTAATGTTTTAGGTGATTTTGTAGACAGCATAAACACTACGTGGACATCACATTCTTACTTGTCTTCTACTATATTAGAATTAAAAAATGATACAGTTACTCCAGTTATTCAATCTAATAGTGTTGTGTTTAAAATGTGGGATGCTGTTCTTGGTATATCTCAATATGATTTAGTTTCCCAAGTGTATAATACACCTGATTATAGTGGTGGAAATGGAAACCAAAACGTAGGAGGTAGTCATATCAGTTTAATAAATAGTTATAGTTACCCAGATTTAACTTCTAGCGGTTCTTGGGGTAGTATTAGTGGTTTTGAAGGTTCAGAAGGCTTTGGTTTTTGTGGTTTTGGTTTAGAAGGTTCTTTTACTTATAACTCGGTTACATATGGCCCATACTATAATGGTAATAAAATAGAAATATCTGATGCAACAGGTGTTAAGATAGGTATGAAAGTAAAAGGATGGGGAGTTGATCAAGGGTCTGGCTCTGTAAAAAACTTTTTACCAGAAGACTTAACAGTGTTAAAAATTGAATACAACCACTGGGAGCATAATGGCGATATGACTTCTGGTTTTGATATAATTGGAGAACCTATACCAGCTCAAATAACTTTATCTAAAAACATATATAACGTTGGTGGTAATTATAATAATAAAATTACACATATTGAATTTGAAGAAAACACTTTAGGTTTTCAAGATGTAGATTTTATAACAGGTATAAACATTGTTGGTAACGAACTTTTTTGGACTGATGGCTCTTCTATTCCAAAATCAATAAATATAGAAGATGGTATAATAGGTAGTTCAGATAGCGATAATAATCCTATTTGGGATAAAAATACAAATTTAGTTGTAAATAAAATAAAATTACAACAAGAGTTGACAGAAGATCTTTTGGCTGTTATAAAACCGGCACCATTACACGCTCCAAAAATTAATTTATTAGCTGAAACGTCTGATGATAATAGATTTTTTAGTTTTCAAATTTATCAAAGTGGTAGTATAACTCAATCTGTTTATGATCCACAAACTGGAGAGTGGGGATTAATTCAAATACCATTAGATCAAGTAGTTCAAGGATATGACTCTAATGCAAATCCATATTATGAAGGTAATCTTATAACGTTGCAGTTTTTAACTATAGATGATAATTTTGCTAATATTCCTGTAGGAACTTTATTGGGTATAAGAAAAGGTGGTGAAGTTGGTTTAGAAGTTACAAATCCTTCAGCAATATTAGAAATTTATTCTTATCAAGGAAGCGGTTTGCATAAAGTAAGAATAATATCTATAGATGAAACTATAAATGAAACAGCTGTGTACGCGGTGTCAGTACAAAAACAAGAAAATATATTAATAGAAGATATAGGTAGATTTTGCATAAGATACAAGTACAAAAACAATCAATATTCTCCACTAGGCCCATGGTCTGAGCCAGCTTTTTTACCTTCTAAATTTGATATAGATACAAAAGAAGGCGTAAACATTGGGATGACAAATCATGTTAGAGAGATTAGGCTTCAAGAGTTAGTACCACCAAGTATAAGAGAAGATGTTGTAGGTTTAGATATTTTGTATAAAGATTCTAGCTCTCCGGCCGTTTTTAAAGTAGATCATATAGAAAAAGACAATGATCCAAGTAGCTTGTGGAATGCTCATTATCCTAAATATTTTATGTGGTTAACAAACACAGCTAATGGTGATTTACAGAAGCAAGGAATTAACTTTTACAATACGCCAACTCATTGGAGAGGATTATATAGAATTAAAAGTAAAATTAAAAAATCTATTATACCAGAAATACAAACTTTAAGACCTTGGGACAATGTTCCTAAAAAAGCTTTAGCTCAAGAAATAGTTGGTAATAGAATAGTATACGGCAATTATACGCAGGGTTATGACATGTTGGATGAATCGGGTAGCAAAATAACTTTAGATTTAGATATTACTTTGCAATCTTATAAAAATAAGATTAATCCACAAGAACAACCTTTTAAATCTTTAAAATCATTTAGAAATTATCAACTAGGTGTAGTTTATTCTGATAGATATGGAAGGTCTACACCAGTTTTAACAACTCCAGAGTCTAATTTTAGTTTAGAAATTAAAAAAGCAGCTGAATTTAATGAATTATTTGCTAGTCTAAAATCTGATATACCTTCTTGGGTTGATAGTTATAGATTTTATGTAAAAGGTGGTGAAGAAGAATATTACAATTTAGTTCAAAAAGGAGTTTATTTATCAAAAGAAAAAGATACTTGGATTTCTTTTGATTCTAAAGATAGAAATAAAATTACAGAAGAAGATGATATAACACTAAAAGTAGGTGGTATAACAAATTACGATATAGGAAAAATAGCATCTTACAAAGTATTATCTATTAGTAACGAAGTGCCAGAATCAATAAAGTATTTTAAAGTAAGAACGTTTTATAAACAAAATGTAACTAATAGAGCAAATAGCGTTATAAGACAAGACTCTCTTAAAATAGGTCATCCCGTAATAATATTAAAAAATCACACTGTAGCTAGTGGAGCAGGGGGTGGCGCTTCTATAATACCGCCTAGATATTTAAACAGTACACACATAAGATTTAGTTTTTTAGAATCAGAGTTAGATAAAGAGCCTGTATTTTTTGATTATTTAGAAATAGAAAGTATGCATGCCCTTGGTCATATTGGTAGTACAGATGGTGCTAGATGGGAAGTAATATTAAAAGATCCTTTACCTAGTAGTTATGTAGATATTATAGGTGAAATAGAAGGTAACCACACAAACGTTGTCGTTGAAATGTTTGAAGAAAAACAAATTGATGATGTTCAATTTGAAGGTAGATTTTTTGTTAAAATTGGTGCAGATCAAGACTTTGCAGTTTCTTTTGGTGGCACAAGTTCTGTAGATACTTATGCTGTAAGTGGGACAGCACAGCTTTGCTATTATAAAGACAATTTAATAAATGCTGATGATAGTAAATATGTAGCAACTCCAGTCGTTACCAACACTGTTACCTCTGGTGGACTAGCCACTTGTGAAAGACCTTACAATGACACTCAAGAAAAATGGGGGCAGTTTTTAATTGATCCAAGCGCCAGTAATTATAGTCAAGGCAGCAATAGTGATTCTACTATTTTTAGAAGTTACACAATGGATGGCCATGAGTCTCCATTAAACTCTACTGATGTTTTAAGCGGTTGGACAGATGTGTCTGCTAACAACACAACAAGCTTAGAAAGTGTTGGTAGAAGTTTAGGAGCACCTACACCTGGCGTTTGGTTTTTAGATGATGGTGATTATATTGGTAGTGTAACAAATCCAAACAAAACAATAGAAAGAGGCCAACAAGCGTGGATTTCTGATGGCGCACATCATGGGTATCATGCTCCAGGAAGTGGTTATTCTTATACTAATATTAGTGCTAATTCAGGAAGTAATACTGCTATTAGTGATAATATTATAAACATATCTTTAGGTGGTTGTCAAGCACCGTATTTAACTAAACTTAGAGTTGGTGGAGGTGGTAGTAATCTTAGAAGAATTAGTAAAGATCATAGTGAGTCTCTTTACTATATAAATGAAAATATTTTGTTAGATGGATCATTTGGCACAATGTCTGTTAATCCAAAAAACAATGTGTCTAAAGTTTCAAGACATAAACACGTGCCTGAATTTGCTAACAGGTTGTATCCTGGTAATAGATTAAGATGGAAAGAAGATCCTACTCAAACGGTTTACACTATACAGAACGTTTCTTATAGAACACTATTAAATTATGCAGTTAATGATAAAATGGGATCTGTTACTCATGATGGTGTTACAACAACAGGTACATTTCCAGCTTATTTTAAATATCCGCATAATTTTAGACATAATTGGACTATAGAGTTAGATAAAAAATTTGATTCAGGCTGGTGCCCAGTTAACTCTACTCCTAACTCTGCAATAACTTCAAACAACGATCCAATATCAGTTACTATAGTAAGCGTTCCTAGTGATGATAGAACTTTCTTTTTAGAAGATGCTGGTGAAGACGCTTTTAAATTACATGATGGTATGGTTTTAACCCACTATCATCCAAATGGTGGTTCTAATGCTGCTGTTACTGGTGACGCAAGAATACACTCTATATTACACAGTGAGGCAGATGGTAAGACAACAGTTAGGTTGATAAAGCATGACGCGTCTTCTGGTACTCCTAGTTTAGACCCATGTGACACTATTGAAGCTGGCGACGTGCTTACTTTTCAACAATATTCTATGGAAGGATTTTCGCCTTTTATGGCTAAAAGAAGATTAAACGTTCGTTCAGGTTTACGTAGTTATACTACTGAGGTAACACAGTTTGATGCTGCTTATACGCCAGATATGACTCCAAAAACTATAACTTATAATTTAGAGGTGTTATCAGCAACAACATCAATTGTAAAACAAATTTCTTCTAGTTTAAAATCTTACAATTATAGCGTTTGGGAAACATCGCCAAAAGAATTGCCAGACGTAGATTTATTTACAGAAATAAACGATACGTATTACCCAAACCACAGTAGTGTTAAATTAGAAAACATTTTAAGAAGTGGTTCAGAGGTTTATTTGGCAACTGAGTTATATGCACCTAATAATAACACCTCAACGCTTGACAATAACTTTAACGGTACTATACCGTGTGTAGTGTCTAGTGATAAGCCTACTATTTGTGGCGCATCTGTTTTTACTGATCTATTTGGTTGGGCTGAGTATGAAAATTCTAACTTAGCAGTAAGTGGTAGTAATAATACTTGGCTCAATGATGAAACTCCTAGCGTTGTTAGTTGGATAAAATCGTCATTAGTTTTATCAAATGAATTTACTAATGATTTTATATTAGACTCTAATGATCCAAACACAGAAACAACTATAAGTTTGTCAAGCAATTTTCCAGTTATTAACGGTGGTTATACAAAGTTAGGAAAAATAAAAGGTGATACTATAGAATTATTAAATGCCAACAATACTAAAACAACAGCTACTGCAGGTCTTTTAAGCTTAACAACTTCTAATCCTGGACACGAGTTTGCTGGTCCAGACATTCTTAAGGTTGTAGATGGTGACAAAATAACGCTATTAGAAGTAACACAAAATGTTACAAATTCAAATATTGTTAAAGTTAAATTTGCAAAATCAAATGATAATCGCAAGTTAAATTATTTTAATTGTTATTCTTTTGGTACGGGTGTTGAGAGTGTAAGTATAGGTGATGAATTTAACAAGCAAAGATTATTAAACAACGGTAGAATATCGACAACTATTGAAACAGAACTTAAAGAAGAAAATATATTTAATGGTTTAATATATTCTGGTATATACAATCCAGCAAGTGGCATAAACAATCTAAATCAATTTATACAAGCTGATAAAATTACAAAAGAAGTTAACACAACATACGGAGGTATACAAAGACTATTTACTAGAGATTCAGATTTAATAACCTTTTGTGAAGATAAAGTTTTAAAAATATTAGCAAATAAAGACGCCTTGTTTAACGCAGATGGTAATACAAATTTAACAGCGTCAAGAAATGTTTTAGGCCAAACAATACCTTTTGTTGGAGAGTATGGTATATCAAATAATCCAGAGTCTTTGGCTTCTGAGTCTTATAGATTATATTTTTCAGATAAACAAAGAGGAAAAATATTAAGATTATCTAGAGATGGAATAACACCTATATCTGATTATGGTATGGATAATTGGTTTAAAAACAATTTAAAACAATCAACATCAATAATAGGTGGTTTTGATAATAATAAAAATGAATATAATGTAACTATAAATAAAGAAACAGGCTCTATTGTTGACGAAGGTAACATAGGTGATTCTTATACAGTTACTTTTTCTGAAAAAGTAAAAGGTTGGGTTAGTTTTAAAAGCTTTATACCAGAAAACAGTATTACTTTAAATAATGAATATTATAGTTTTAATAATGGTTTCCCTTATATTCACCATCAAAAGTTTTTACATGATGGTACTGATGATAATTTTAATTACAATACGTTTTATAATGTTCCTCATGAGTCTGAAATTGAAGTTATATTAAACGATGGAGCTAGCGTTGTAAAATCTTTTTTAAGTTTAAGTTATGAAGGCAGTCAATCAAAAGTAGATAAATTTATAGAGGAAACGCAATTAACAGAAACTAACACTAATTTCACCTATTCAGACAACGAACATTATAATATAGAAACTAACAAAGGTTGGTATGTAGAGTTAATTGAAACAGATATTGAAAAAGGATCATTAAACGAATTTATGAAAAAAGAAGGCAAATGGTTTAATTATATAAAAGGAGTTGATATATTAGAAAAAATAAACAATCAAGGTCAATTTATAGATCCAGATAATATTTAAATAAATAATTATGAAATTACACGAATCATTTTTAGGAGGAGGATTTCTTTTAGGTTCATCAAACGCCGTTATTTATGGTTGCACAGATTCTAATGCTTCTAACTATAACCCTTTAGCAACCAATGATGATAACAGCTGCATAGCTTGTGTTTACGGTTGTACAAATCCTTTGGCGACTAATTATGATTCCGCAGCTAATTGTGATGATGGTTCTTGTATTGCTAGTACTTATGGTTGTATGGATCCTAATGCTTTCAACTATAATCCTAACGCAACAATAAATCAAGTTTCTTTTTTTAATACAAATGATCCCTGTCTACCCGTTGTGTCTGGTTGTACAATACCTCAATCTATAAATTACAATCCAAATGCTAACACAGATGATGGTTCATGTGTACCTATAGTTTATGGATGTACTGATCCGCTAGCTTCTAATTATAATTCAAATGCTAATACAGATGACGGAACATGTGTTACACCTAGTTATTCTTGTAGTACAGAATCTAATAACATGCTGTGGAATACTACAGAGTCTTTTCCAGGAGATAATAACAGTTCAGTTTATATAACTATTTCTCCTGTTTATGTTGTAACACCTTTAAATGATACTTATCTGCAAAACTTTAACATACCAGTAATATATAGTGATTTTCAATTTAATAATTTTGATCTTTATTATAAAAGTTGTAGCGATACTAGCTACACTTATGTTTATACTCCAGTTGGTTCTGCAAATTTAATTGATAATTTGAATTTATCGACATCTCATTGTTATGATTTTAAAATCACAGCAAGTTGTGATTATTTGGGTAATGCAAATTATACTGGAAATCCTGTACCGCATGATTATTTTATAAACGGTGTAACAACTCAAGCTGCGCCAACAATACTTGGATGTACGGATCCATTAGCTCTTAATTATGATTCTAACGCTAACACAAACGACGGTAGTTGTAATTATAGTGGCTGTACAGATCCAAATGCTAATAATTATGATCCAAATGCTAATATTGACGATGGTTCTTGTGTATATCCAGTAATATATGGTTGTACAAATAATCTTTATGTAAATTATGATCCTACAGCAACAAATGCTTGTGATGATTTTAATGGGCCTGGTTGCGTAAATAATCAAACAGGATCAAATTGTTGTTGCGATCAAGTTATTTACTATGGTTGTACAGACACTAACGCTGTTAATTACGATGCTAATTCTAATACGCTGTGTACTGATAGTAGTGATCCTTTGCAAAACAACAATAATCAACCTTGTACTGAGTGTATATATCCATATCAAGTTGGATGTATGAACACTGCTGTTGGTCATAATCCAGATGTTAACGGTTGGTGTTCCGATGGAGATGGATGGCCAACTTACGTTAATTCTACTTTTGCTGGCGTTGGTAGTTTAGGTGGTTGTTTTAATAACAATGGGTATTTAGTTTCAAATTATAATCCAGAAGCTTTAATGGATTCTGCGCCTACAGCTTGTATTACAGATGTATTTGGATGTACAGATGATACTAGCTGCACATATAATCCAAATGCTACGTTTTTATTTCCTCCAAACGTTTGTACTAGCGCCTCTGGTTTTTGTCCATCACCTAGTGCTATTAATTTATTTCTTGGTAGCAATGATCCAGAAACTGAAATAGGAGCAACGTTTACAACTGATTGTAGTGATAACTCTAATCAAGCAAATCTTGAACTATATCAAGGTTCAACTCTTATTTTAACTATACCTAACTATGTTTCAGGTCAAATTATACCTAATTTACAAGACAACACTACTTACACAGTAAAACTTCAAAACGTGTGTTCAAACAACGTTGGTAATAGTTCGTATGTTTTGAGCAATATAACAACACAATTAACGATAGTTTCTGGTTGTACTGATGATCAAGCAAATAATTATGATCCAAATGCAAATGCAGACTGTACATCCGGTCCTGGTTGCCTACAAAATCCTGTTCCTAATTGTTGTTGTACATATGATGTTCTTGGATGTACAGACCCAAACGCTAGTAATTATAATTCTAACGCAAACATAGACGATGGATCATGTTATTATAACGGTTGTACGGACACAAATGCTATTAATTATGATTCAAATGCAACTGTTGATGATGGATCTTGTGTTTACTGTCCAGATTTACAAGCTTTATCAGGACAAACACAGTGGGACACTAATGTTGTAAACGCTATAAATGGTAGATTATCATTTAGCACAACATATTCTAGTTTAGGTGGAACTGCTCAAGGTATTAAATTTAGCATTGGTAATATTTACGATTCAACCGCCAATAGTAATGTTATAACAGATCCTAACTGGCAAAACGCGGGTATACAACGTATATCTATAGCTTACAGTTCCTCTAGTAACATAGACCCACAACAGCTTCCTTTTAACAATTATAGCGGTTCGGGTGTTGATGATGGTTGGCATGATCCTGGTAATGGCCAGTTTACTACTGCTGAGTTTAATTCAAATGGTAATATACAATTAGGCGGTCTTGCTGGTGGTCAACAAATACAAGCATATTTGATGACTCATTGTGACCAAAATCACTTGCCAAACAATAATACCACTTCAATACCTCAAAGATCAACCGTAAGTATGACACCTATAACAATAACAACCCCAGATCTTGCTGGTTGTACAGACGTAAATGCTGTTAACTATAATTCTAATGTTAACTTAGATGATGGAAGTTGTACGTATCCATCTGTACACTGTGACAACCCGGTTACTGGATTAACTATTACTGATTGGACAAAAAATGAAATAGCAAAACCTGGTAGTAATATAGTGGGTTATATACCTAAGTTTGAATGGAATGCTCCAGCGGTATCTACGGGTAATCTATCTGCTACTGTATACGATTATATGTTATGGTTATGTGAAGATAATGGTTATTATTATGATCCTGGTACAGCTCTTAAAGTTGACCCTCGTAAACTTTTACCAAACGAAGGATTTAGAAGAGGTGATTATACTCCTTCAACTCCTTTTAAACCAACAGCTAAACATAGG